GGGGCATTCAGATTAGCCCCAGATACGGCAGGCCATTTGTGGACGAATTGTGCTGAAACCGTACAAAACGTCAATACGGCAAGGCAAACGATCGTTGTTGATGTCGTACTGGCGAACCACACGCAAGCTGATACCGTTATGAACGGCACGGGCAGCCATGTCAACGCCTTGGGGCAACAACAAGTCAGCGGTCGCAAATGTGATCGCATCTTTGTGGTAAACCAAGTTTTGTGCGTACTGAGTGGATGCAGCACCCACAAAGGTCACAACACCACCAGTTGCAGGCAATGCGCTCATAGTAGCCAAAGCGTGTGCAGCGGAGTACATAGCCGCCACGGTCACAGTCCAAGTACCACCCACGGCAGTAGAGTCAGTTAAAGCAACGAATTGGAACAAAGAACCAGTTGACTCGCGGGTCTGTGGGTTAACAGCATTGCAACCACTGATTGTGAACACGTCACCAGCTTTAATGGTGGTGACTACAGAGCCTTGCTCCAACAGAATGGTTTCTGAACCTTCGGAAGTAACGCCTGGGGTTTTGACCAGTGTAGAAGCAGAAGCGCTGCGTGAACCAGTTGTGTGCTGCTTGATAGACTGAGACATGTTGACTTCTTCAAAGCCCAACACGCCCATACCCATCATGCCGTTCTTGAATTGCTTGCTGATAGTGTCTGTTGGGTTAAACAGACCTTTCATGCCTTCAACCAAGCCAGCGTTAGCAGCAGGGTTTACGGTAGCGTAACGTGGAGACATCACAGCAGCGTTTTCGTTCAGCTTCTGCTGGGCTTGCAACAAGACCAAAGAAGTTGAAGGAGTTGTGCCAGGAGTGCCAACAGTGTTACCAATGGTTTTGTATGCGTTGGCGACGTCAGCATCAATAGAAGATGCCAACTGGCTGATACGAGGCTTAAGCACACGTTCTGCAAAGTCGTCCAACTGCATTGTCAATTCAGCAGATGTAAAGTTGACACCAATGTGCTTTTGTGAAGCAACAGTCAAAGTTGTGAACTGTTCGTTGTCGTCTTGCACTTGCAAGGCAGCACCATCAGTTACCAAAGCGCGGTCGGGTAAGCGAATACGCAGTGTAGAACCGATTTTAGCGCCTTCAACAGCAAAGCTGTCGTCGTACTGGCGGTTCACGTTACGGGTAATTACAAGGTTGTTCTCAAGAATTTCGAGAGCCTTGCGTGTGATCATGTCGATCGTCAGAATACTATTAGACATTTCAAAGTCCTTTCAAAAAATTAACGGTTGCGTTGCGCTTCATACTTACGAATCTGGCGATTGCGTTCGGCTTCAATCCAATCCGAGGTAGACATGGTTTTGATTGACCTTGGGTCAGTCGTGTCATGGCTCGGGCTTCCCGAAGACCGCGCAGTCACCGGACTAATAGGTGTTGGCGCAGAAGTTGTTTTCTTCACCGGAGGATTGTCAGACAATCTGACTTCAATCTTTCCGATTTCCCTTGCCTGCAAAATAGGTGACAAACGGGCAATGCGTTCAGCCTCCTTGGGGTTTGAACCTAGCCAATAAGCTAGATCAGGCCCAAGATCAGAATACTGAATTGTTTCAGCCATTACGTCGGTGATTCGCAGCTTGGGGTTATACACGACGTCTTCAAAATCGTCGTATTTGTCCCGTGCTTTTTCCTCACGTTCGCCATAAGCCTCTACAATTTCAGCTTGTTCCTTTTGGCGATCCCGTTGAGCAATCAATTCTTCGGCTTTTCTGAGGGCCAGTGCTTCCGCATAGGCATCAGTGCTTTCAAAATTGTCAATCGACGGCATTTCCTTGGGAGCAACTGGCACGGTTTGCCGCGCAGCTTGTTCACGTTCCCACTTGCGCTGTTCTCTTGCGAGGCGCTTGCCAATAGCAGCGTCAAGTTCCTCTTGCGAGAATGTCTTAACAGGCTGGTTCTCAGCTACTTCCGGCGAAGATACTGCAACTTCAGGTGTGGCCGTCACATCCTTCGTTGGCGCGGAGTCTACTTCCGCTAGGTTTTGGACTTCTTCAGTCATGTTTTAACTCTTTAGAGTTCCCGGTGAACCTCACCGGTAAGGTTTAAAGCATTCGAGTAACAACCCTCTGACCAGCCGTCAGGCCAGTTGCAAAAGTAATTGTTGTCGTATTGGTTTCAGTATAGTCGTAATTAAACTCTTTGACGAGTCCATCGACAATAACCATCAAATAACCGCCAAGGCCGTATTCAGGCACAGTAAACACTGTCTGTCCGGCAGCAGCAACAATAGTTGGGTTTTGAACACCTAAAACACTATTTACGCCATCAACAGACCAAATCAAATTGTCTAGCGAATCTTTAAGCAACAACGTGTAACGCGATGGGCCAAACCACACATTAGCTTCGCCACGCGAGTCTAGGATTACAGGGTTTGCATTTGCAGTAGTTGCCGCGCTGCTTGTATAAGTAACCAATGGCACAGTTGTGCCGCTGGCGTAAGTAAACAGTTTACCGCCAACCAAAGGGACACCCGCAGCCGTAAAAAACTGCATTTTTGGTGATGGGCTAAGAGTAGCAATCATGCGCTTTCCAATTCTTTAATTTGCGCGGTAATAGTGGCCGTTGATGTGTCGCGGTCAATACTCATACAGCCTTTACACACGATGTTGTAATCTACACCATTTGCGTCTTTTTCGCTTTTAACAGGCACTGTAATGTCTAAGTTTTTAAACAAATATTCTTTGCCGTTCTCAAAAACGCGCCAGACGTGATCCATTGAGCCGCGCCCAGCTTGGCCACGGCTTTTATTGAACCTGATCTGGTATGTGTTCATACAATCTCGGCGGCTGGCGCTGGGCAAGCCTGCGGTTGATGGATTACTGTCAAGTTGAAATGCACAAACTTAATTGGCAGTTCAGCAGCGTGGCGTGTAAAAGAATGAGCAAGCCATGAGTTAGCAAAAATCATCATGCCAGGCTTTGGCGTAAAGTTAATCATTTTGCTGGCTGGAGTGGCTATATTGATATCTTGTTCTGGCAAGTCAATTTGCACCTTGGCTGCACGGGGGTCGTGGAACACTACACGGGAACAATCTTCTGGGGTTTCCAAAAAGTAAAAACCCACAATTTGAGAACCAAAGCCATGAACGTGCGCGTCCATTGCAGAATGTTTGTAATGCTCTTGTGTCCACATTTCTGTAAATTGCACCGCCCTGTCTTGCATGGCGTAACCTTGTTCATTGAGTATGTTCCAAGCTGTTGAACCAATAAACTCAGAAAACTTGGCTATGCGGGGGTCAGTAAAATAACTAGCCGTCATGTAGACAGGGTAGATTTCATTTAAATCACGATTTTTGCGTTGGACTTCTAAGGCTTCTTCAGAAACAGGGTTAACCGCTTCTAAAAAGTCAGGACGCTCAATAATGTAAATTGGGCAAGGAAACTGATGCGCAACTTGAAGTTGTGTTTGCAGAACAACTTCAGCCACCGACTCGGCAGCTTTACACACTTTTTGTTTTAACTTTTTAGTTGCAGTTTTTGCCATGGTTTGATCCTTGTTGTTTGGGTTGTCAGTTTACAACTTGAACCCATTGCCAAGCAAGAAAATCAAACTTGTATTGATTATTGTCAACTGGTTTGGCTGGAGCCTCTTTCCAATTATTGTCTGCGCCGCACCAAGCCATGGTTACACCTTCAACTGGTTCAGGGTAAGGAACGGGGGGAACCATTGTGTTGGTAGCCTCATCAAGTACCCATGTAGTCCAGTTTTCAGGGTATGGCCGGTTGTAAAAAGCATCGCGAATTTCTTGTTGCACCGCAACTTTTTCTTCTGCGGTCATGTCGCGTACAGCCCACACGTCAGTCCAAACGCCATCTACTTTAGTGTAGGTTGGAATGTCGCTGTCTAAGACTTGATACATGCCAAGTGCAGGGCGCTCAACACGAATAAACGGTTCCCAATGTGTAGGGATTAAACCAAACGCTTCAAGAAGGTTGTCTTCAAAAGCAGGATGGTTTTTGGTTACGCCGTTTTCAGTTTCAATATAAAGGTTCATGGTTTGTCGCCTGTACAAGTTGATGGGTACGAGCGTGTGTTACCCGGCCAAATAATGCGAACCGCGCCAACAGCACCTGTGCCAGAGCCAGAACTTGTACCAGAACCAGCACCACCACCGCCGTATGCTCCACCATTTGCACCTGACCCGCTTGCGCCAGATGAGCCGCCGCCGCCCGGAGTACCAGCAGACCCGCAAATAATTGGACCGCCCGCACCGTTGCCGCCTTGACCAAGCAACCCAAGGCCGCCACCGCCGCTACCACCAAAAGGATTTCGGCCTCCGCTACCGCCGCCGCCACCGCCGCCCGCGCCAGTTTGACCGCCACTTTGATTAGCACCGCCGCCGCCGCCGCAGCCAGCATAACCGGCCGTACCGCCGCCGCCGCCGCCAATAATACCGCCAACTTGACCCTGACCCCCAGTGCCGCCAACTTTAGCAGTTGCGCCGCAAGCAGAACTACCCGCACCTGGAGCGCCGCCGCCTTTTGCAACTCCACGAGTACCGCCGCCAGCACTTAGGTTACTAGAAGGTAATGTCGCGGTACTGGCTCCTCCGTTTACTGAACCAGAACTTGCAGGGCCACCCGCGCCAACCACAATTGCATATGACGTGCCTGGGACAACCGTAATGTTGTTTTTGTACGCCAAACCACCTGCGCCGCCGCCGCCACCGCCCGCTGAAACGGGCAATCCCGTGCAACAGCAAAGGGTTGTACCGGTTGGGCCACCGCCACCACCGCCGCCTACAACAAGGACAGAAACCGAAGTCACGCCGGTTGGGGCAACCCAAGAATAAGAACCGGCAGTTGTATAGGCATCTTGACCTATGGCTGCGGTTGTTGTGATTGAATTACTTGCCGCGCTATTTGGGCTATTACCAAGAGCATTTGTGGCGTACACAACAAATGTGTAAGACGTAGAAGGCGAAAGACCAGTTACTGAAATTGTTCCAGACCCTGCTTGACTTAATGTGCCTGTACCGCCAGATGGCGTTGAAACCGCTGTGTACGAAGTAATGGGCAACCCGCCGTCAGATACTGGCGCGGTATATGCCACGGTTGCGGTTGATGAGCCTGTTTGTGTGGCCGTGCCAATGGTAGGCGCGCCTGGCACTGAGCCGTAGCTGCCACCCACAAAACTGGTAATGATCCCACTCATGACACGTTTCCGGTTACCACACAGACTGTACCGCTAATAAACAAAATGTTGCAAACACCGCGAGTTGCCAAAGACAATGTGGCTTTGTCAGCATCTGTACCACCTTGGTACGCGGTTGTAATAGACAAAGTAATTGTAATTGCGCCAGACGTGTTGTTAAAAAGAACAACCGCGTCGCCGGCTGAAAACACTGCATCGGGTACAACAATCGCGCCGCTTGTGCCAATTTCAATAAACTCGCCCACATCGGTCACTGCCAATGTGTAACTTGTAGTTTTGGCTGCGCCAGATTGAGGGATCGCACGAAGTTTTCCGGCTCCATCGTTGTATGAAGCAGCCGTAGTCACTACGCCAGTACCTTTGGGCGTAAGCGTTAAACTGATGTTTGTGTCAGTACCGTCAGCAGCCAATGTTGTACCGGCTAGTGTGACACCAGCAGCAGCTATGTTTGTGTCAAAAGTTGTACCGTTGACTGTGGTGGCTGTGACAGTAGTGGCCGTAACAGTAGAAGCCGAAACAGCTTTGCCTGCCGTCAAGTTATCAACAGACACTTGGACAGTGCTGCCCGATTGGACAATCGGCAGGACTTCAGTACCAGCAAGCGGGGTTGATGCCGCTGGCAATTGGGAAATTTTTAAGTCAGCCATTTAATCACTCCAAAAGGATATAGTCGCCATTTTCTTGCACAAGGTTTGCTCCAGATTCTGTCAGTAAATTATCTACTGTCAAGCTGTTGTCAAAAGTGCCTGAAAAAAGCGTGGCGATGCCGCCAAGCCCAATTGACACAGCGTTTCTGATAGCAATTCCAAAACTCATTGGATGTTTATTGCTTTGCAATAAATCGAACCACCCGCGCTTACTTGGATTGCGCTGACGCGCCAAGGAGCGCCTGTGCCAGCGGGCACACTGAACGGGATGGGTGTAAATGCGGGGATCGGGGTGCTTGCGGTGGTAGCCGTAACGCCTTCACCCACCACCACATAGCAGGGGGTTGTTGACCAAATTACGACACCTTGAGGGCCAGCCGCCCATGTAGTGGTCGAGCCAGCGGAGCCAGTATACGAAGCAGTCGCTGCTGGAAATACCGTGTCGGCTAGTGGTTTTAAAAGTTCCATGATGGCTCCTTATGCCTTAAATATACCATAGCGTTTAAATTACGCCAAAAATTTTAACTTGTAAAGGGTTCGCAAGTAAACCTCAATGATGTTGTCAATCAACTGCTGCAACGAACTGTCGGACTTATCACACACTTCGTACCGCGCGTCTTCAATTTCCTTGAGCGAGCCTTCTAAGAATTCAATGACATTGTTTGTCTTTTTGACAGAGTGCAATGTGATCGGCCCAATCAGGCCGTGCCTGCCTTGATAGGCTTCAGCAAAGTCATCGGCTGCACCAACAATGCGTTCGTAAAAAATGTTCAGCGCTTTATGTTTGGAATAGCTGCGTGTGTTCAGATGCACACTGTGCGTGACATCTCTGGCTAAAAACAGCAAACCTATAAATTCAGCGGCTTTCATTGTGGCATTCCTTGTGGTGGCATACCTTGGGGTGGCATCATTTCAGGTGGCATCATCTCACCGCCCATTGGGTCACGGCCGGGCATCTCGCTTACAAGATCACCACTGGTAATCATGCCGCTAATTGTGCCCATGACAATGTCTTGAATTTGTTCTAGCGACATGCCGGCTTGAACAGCAGAAATACGCTGTGTTTCAGCCGCGTATGCTTTAACCATGGCTTCAAACTCTTTGATCTCATTTGTGCGAACAATCTCAGAACTCTGTACATTGTCAATCATTCCAACCAATTGATCCATTTGTTGGCTCATTGCTTGGATCTGCTGTTGAGCCGCCTGCAACTCAGGAGACTGATCGTCATCACCAATAATCTTAGGATCAATGGTTTTAGCAAAGCGTTTAGCCATTTCCTGAGCGCCAGGCCAATCCATGTTCTTAACAAACAAGTCGCCAGCCACAGCCCACAGTTGGGGGTTGCCCTGCAACAGTTGACCCATTGCTTCCAAAGCCTCTTGGCGCTTGGTAGCATAGCCGGGGCCAGTGGTTGCCACAACGTCGTACTTGCCAACGCCTGGGTTGTAAATTTTCTCAATGACAATGCCTTCTTGGTCACGAATCTCGCGCACAGGCACGGTCTGCTCAGGGTCAATCTTGGCCATCTTTGTTTCGCCGTCTTCACCAATGATTCGAGCAATACGCTGGGTATCGTAAATCTTAGGGATCAGATCAACCAATTGACGGGCAATGTGGCGAACGCCGCGAGTCAAGTTGTCACCATAGTGGTAAGTACCTACGTCGCCCTCGCGCTGGCGCGCAAGAATGGCTCTGCCAGAACGCTCATTACCGCCTTGGCCTAATGATGCGTTGTACTGGCCAGTTGTGGATTTGATGTCTTCAGATGCGCCAGCTTTGGCCTGCAACAAACCAGACGAAGCCATTGGTGGCTGGGCACGTTGGGGCAGTGGCAATGCGCTGCCTTGGCCGTCGGTCACATCGGGGTTGACTTCTAGATAAGGCCAGTTGTTTGTGTTGGCCGTTTTCCATTTGTCTTCGTAGCCCTCAAACTGGCCGCCGTATCCAATAAACGGTGCTTTAGGCGCCAGAGCCAGCATCTCGGCTTCTTGCGAAACCCAATAGTTGTACATGCGCTGGGCATCCTTGGCGTTACGCACAAGGCCAGAAACGTATAGCCTACCGTCAACTTCAAATTCGTTACCAACAATGCGGATCACGGGAATGTACCGGCCAGCCCAGTCGTTTTGCTCAAGGATTTCGTATCCATTGATCTTGCAATACCGAACACGGGGGCGGTCAGATTCGCGTGAGCGCTTGGGCTTGCCGTAAGCTGCCCGCAAAGACTTGTCTTCAGGTGTACCCTCAAACGCCGTAGCGTTGCCAGGATACAGATTCAGCGTAGCGCGGTCGTACTCAATGTAGTAGTAATCCGCAATCCGGATCGTGTCTTCATTGAGCCAGTTGGATATTGACTGATCGCCTACACCCAAAGATTGCAAAGTTGTAATGGGCGCGGCATCTGGGTACATGCGCTCATAGTCTTTTCTGGACACATCTTCGGTAACAAAACAATACTTGGCGTCTGACCCCGTTGGGTCTTGGATCATTGGATCCATGTAGACCGAAAAGCTGTTGCGAACGCGGCCAATCTTAATGTCTTGATTAAAGTTGTCGTCGTCGCAGTATTCGGTCAGCAGCCTAATGTAGCCTTCGCCATAAGCCACTTGGTTCTCGCATGCCGTGTCGTATGCAACGTCAGCGTCGCTGATGTACTCAATGTGGCGAATCATGCCGTTGAAGATTTCAGCCACTTGTAAGTCAGCTTTGTCGTCTACGGGAATGACTTTGGCGCCTGGCCTGTTCTGGCGCATGTCGTTGGTCACTTGACGAACGTGCTGCGGCAGTTTGTTGATTGTCAGGCAAGGGCGCGCGTTAATTGTTTGACCCTGCACCGCGCCGCGAGTAGCCAGCACATCGGCAGGCCACTGCCACTGGTTGTCAGGTGATCCGGCATAAAAACGCAGATCGTCAATTTCATCTTCACGGGACTCGGAAAGCGCAGACATCGCCATGTCAAGGCGTGACCTGGCAGTCGCCAGAATGTCGGCGTTACTTTTGTCTCTGGCCGAACCGCCAACAGCGACTGCTGCTGCGGCTACGATGCCGGTAGGATCAGCCATTAAAAACTCCAATCACGTCGGGTTCACGCATGACGACATATTCTTTGCCGCCTTGCTTAAATTCTTGGCCTACGTCGAAGTATACATGGTCGCCGAGTTTGATGTCTAGGCAATTTGGGCCAATAGCAATTGCAATCCCAGTACCTAACTTCTCACTTGGTAGCACAAACAGCGGGTGCTTTTCAACGTCGCGCTCAATGATAATGCAGTCTTGCAGTGCTTTCATTATTTATTCCTTATGTTGGCAAAACATGCAAAACAGCCCTTAATCGTCGCGGTTGCCGATAAGGGCAAACGTAATTTTTACAGCTTCACTCAAAGAGCCGCCGCCACCTTTGCGGTTAGCCAATGCAATGTCAGCATAGCCTGTACCAATATCGCCAACATACGCCAAATATTGACCTACGCCAGCCACGCCGCCCGATATGTTTAAAACTAACACATCGTTAGTTTTAATGGTGCTGTTGTTCATGCGAAAAATGACTGTTGAATTATTGCCTAGTGACGCATCGTCCATAGTAATGCGCCCGCTTGGTGTATTTAGTGTCACAGCAGTGGATTTGCTAACCAACTGAGTTACTTCACCAAAAGCGCACGAACAATAACCCAACTCCTCGGTGGCGTACACCGTAGTGCCACGCATAAATTGAGGGTTGGTGCGGCCAATCACACCGCCATCAATGTCTTGATCGCGGTATGCAACGCCAATAGACTTTGTATCGCCCATTTACTTCTTCTTTGCAGTTTTAGCCGACTCTTTAAAGTCTTTGGCTGTTGGGGCGTTTTTGCTACCAACTTTGTTCATCTTCTCGCCAGAGCCTGCTTTGATACGAGCCTGTTTTGCGTGAATGTTTGCGTAGAGTCCGGGTTTGGTAGCCATGATTAACACTTCCATCTTTTAAGTGATGCCTTGGCGCGTTCCGCATCGCCTTTGGCGTTTTTAACAACCCCTTCCATGCGGGCACAAAATGATGCTTTCCGGCCTTCATCGGCTTTGGTCTTTGGGTTAGGCGCTGGCGCTTTCAAGTTACTGCCCGTTTCGCGGTTGTACTTAGCGCGGCCCTTCTCGGTCAAGCCCGCACCCTTAGACACCGGCAGTTTCTCGCCTCGCCCGACAGATAATGAAACGCTTTTTTTCATGAACCCATCCAAGAAGTTGTAATCCCAGCGCTGCCGGCATAAGACCGGCGCTTAACAATCTCATTGTACTCACGATGAGCCACCGGATACGCAAAAGTCACGCATATCGCATCAGCCGCATCAGGCGAGGCCAAGCCTCTAGCCTTCATGTCCTTTTTCGACTCTAAAAAAATCGTGCCCTTAGAGTCGGGCTTCATCATAGGCGAAATTAGATCGGTTTTAAGAAATCTGTCAAGTGGTATTGCAGCAGTTTTAAGCCAATCTTTCATCGCCCCCCACATTTCAGCCCGTTTATTGCCGTACATGATGGGATTTTTAGACTTATTCCCAAAGTTAATGCCCTTGACCTTGTAGCGCTGCTCCTTCAAACGGTCGACAATACCGGCGCCTAAGCCACCTTCGTCGATTACCACCAGCGCAGGCTTAAATTCCTCGATTGCCTCGATGATGTAGCCCACCACCGTCATGGTGTCGTCGCCTCTGTGCCTGTCAATGCGCACAATATCGCGTCCTTGCCTGATAGCAATCACCGTTGCGTCAGCGCCAAACCGTGCGGGGTCAACACCGATCACAATCGGGGCGCTGGCATCCTGGTATTTCTCACGTTTCATCGCCTCATCGACCAAATGGGCCGGTATGAACTGGTCGTCGCCCTCAGAGGGGAACATGCCGTAGACCTCGACGTGCGCTTGGCTGGAATCTGGCCCATATTCGTCAATAATGCCCTGATAGACCTGTTTATCTGTGCCTTCGACAGTCCTAGCATCCACCACTTTGGTCGTCCAAAAGTTGCGTTTGCTGTTAAAAGTCTCGTAAAAGTAGCCTGTATTGCGACGCGGATTGGAAAACGCCATCCAGAACCTGTTGGGCGTGTTCTCGGTAAAGAAACCAGCCGTCACCGCCCAGATCGAATCGTCGATACCTGACGCTTCGTCAAACACCACCAACACGCCGTCAAAGTTGTGTACGCCAGCGTACGCGTCAGGATTCTCGGCTGACCACAGCCTGCCTTCCACGCCCCAATAACGTGTGCCTTTCTTAAGATCACGCTCGACCAATTCGGTGAGCCACTTGGCCGGCATGACGCGGGTGGCCGACACCTCAAACCAGTGGCTGTTAATGGCCGTAGCCAGCCATTTGGTAATCTCGGCCCATGTGACTGACCTAAGCTGTGACTCTGAGTTAGCCGAAATGATGGTCGTTGAGCCTATTCTGGTTGTGAGCATCCAGATGGTGATCCAACTGACCAACGCCGACTTGCCAATACCACGGCCAGAACTTACAGCGGTGCGCAATGTGTCAAAGTCAATCTTGCCCTGGTTTTGCTTGATATGTTCGGCAATCTGGGTCAGCACCTCACGCTGCCATTTGCGCGGGCCTTTGAAATGCTCAAGCGGTGTACCTGCCTGACCCCAAGGAAACGCAAACATTACAAACGCTAACGGGTTGTCCTTGATCGCTGGCGCCCACAGACGCGCCATTAACTCTTGTTCGTCTTCAGCGCTGTATATGGTCGATTGCATTGACTTGTGCTTCTATGATATTTGCGTCGTCTATTGTCAAGGCCCGTTTGGTTGCCTCGGCCAGCGCGCCAGTGATGGATATGCGCTGATCCACTTCAACAGATATGGCCTGCTTGGCCACCCAGCCGTGTTGATGTTTCAAAACTTCTAGCGCCATCTTGGCGTCGCCCTCTAGGGCTGCGGCGCGCATGATGTTGGCCATTTCGATCTCGCCGTCGGCTTTGCCTTTTTGCGCAGCCATTTCTACAACGGGGTCAAGTTGCGTGAGTTGTCGGTATTCGGCGGGGAGCATGCCAGCGGCCAGCGCTAAGGTATCGCCTTTGAGGCCAAGTTTGGCTGCGTCATACACCGCCTTCAAGCGTGACTCTGTTGCTTGCACGTTGCGCGGTGTAAATGGTATTGAATGGAACATGCGTTCTCCTGCGCTGATTGCG